GTACAAATATTATTTAAAACCCAGGTAAGAAAGAGTCCAGGAGAAGTTTTTTCTATCTTTATTATTTTTTTACCGTTATAGATTATTGGATTCATAATTTAACCTAATATAATCTAGTTCAGGAATCGTCTTAAAAATATTTTCATTTCTTACATCATCTATCTGATAAGTGATATGCATGAATTTTTCGGCCGACTTAGGAACGTGTGGCTTAGATAATTCATGCAGTATATGAGTTAATAGATGAGAAATGTCTGTGTTATATTTTTTATTATGAGAGTCAATGAAATCATTTATCTTTTTAGTAATTTCTCGTTTATGATCATCTGATAAAATCTGTACATGATAATGTTGCGGCCATTCGAGTAGATTAATAAAGAAGTTTTTATATTGCAGACGTTTGTTAATCACACCGATATCTATTAAATGAGTTATAATCTCGGGTAGTCGAAAAACATTCATTGCCCCCACAGTAATACCTGGCCTCACGATAATGTTATCTAACGTCATTAATTCTTTTAGATTAGATTCGACCTTAGACCAAACTGTGCCCGATCGAATTAATTCTGCTCTTTCTCCAACTTCGTCAATACTGGGCCAAACTTCTACTTTTCCAAACTCCCATTGGCTCCAATAGTCGAGGACGTTTTTTTTACCGTAGGTAAGCATGGAGCAATTCGTGTTGTAAGAAAGCTTGACATCAAATCTTTCGTTCTCAACTAACAGATCTAATATCTGCCAATGTTCGTCCATGAGCAAGGGTTCGCCGCCAGCAAAATAAATCTTGCGCACATGTTTAACCTGCTCTTTAAGAAAGTCAAAATTGGTCTTATCATCTACACCATCTATGTTAGTGACTTTTTCTAGCTCGATGGGCCAATTCATCTTTTTAGCATCGGGGACCCAAGCGCTGCTGTATCTCGGACCGCAGCTACGGCATTTAAAATTACAGAGATTGCTGAAGCGAAAATCCCAATATTTCAGTTCCATCTTTGTGCAAGTACCATCTTCTAAAGTTATATTAGGAATTTCATCAAGCACATCGCTGAACTCTTTATTATGATAAATTCGACCACTTTCGCCGGTGACCTTTTCTCTGCTGAAACATTTGACGCAGATTTCAGGTTCTTTACCTTCGATCATTTCACGACGGAGTTTCTTCATATTATCACTGTTCCACACTTCTTCAATAGATTGAGTAGTGAGATCTCCGGCGAAATAGTTAAAAGTTGACGTAAGACAGCAGGGAACCACCTTGCCATTTGGTTCGAAATTAAGGTGCATCCATGGTACTGCGCATATAGTATCTTTTTTCATTGTCGTTTTCTGATTATCCTAGGTGTGTTTTGGTATACTGTTTTAAAAAATCTGCTCTGCTCAGGAGATAAAGGATCGACGGCCATTTCTATTTTTGTATGTTCGGTAATCTTTTCGCCTAATCTCTGACATTTTTTATAAACATCAAAATCATTGTCTATCTCAGACTGCGCTTCGTCTTCCCAATACGCAGTTAACCAATCAAAATCTCGAACATTGGCATAGTCCCAGTCTGTGCAATTCGTTAGATAGCAGCCTTCGCGTGCGCCTAAGATACTCCATATTCCGTTATTAACATCTGATCCAACCTGGCTCCATATCAGCAATCTCTGATAGTTCTGCCACCAGACCTTACATAGATCATCGACTTTGCTGCCCCGATCTAGACTCATCTTAACCCCTTCTCGGAATCCGGCTCTCCAGGCTTGAAAGGGACTAGCATTGGTATAGCTTACAGAATAATTTTCATTAAACTGATAATATCGATCGTCAAAACAAAACTCAACCTTGGACTTCTCGTCACCGTCTACGGAATTCTCATGAGTGCGCATACCGTTGACAAATCTTTTGTTCCAAAGCTTTAGGCCGCCATTACCGTACATAAGTCCATTGACGTGAATACGACCGCACCAGCTGAACACATGATCTGCGGTTAGACCCAACTCGTCTAGATCTATTTCTACTTTTAGAAAATCCGGATCGATTATGTTATCTGCATCGACCGTGACAAAGTAATCCGTTTCACTGAGATCGGCGCAGGCTTTATGAGCGCTGTCACTGCCCTTGACTCCATGCACCCTTTTAGCCCAAGGTACTTTAGTACATAAATCAGCGTAGTTCTTTTCAGCGTTTGGTTCGTCATAGCTGAGAAAAACGATATCTTGTTCTAGTATTTTAATTTTCATCTTCGATCGTATGGGCGTAAGTTTCGAATATTTTTTTACAGTATACACTAGACGGTTCTCGGATGTCAACATTATCGAAGACTATTTCTGATTTTTCTATCAGATCAACAGATCTTACTGGTAACACTGCTAACAACACATTGGCGTCATCTCGACGTGTTATATAGAATTCGAAGTAGTGATACGGCGAATCTTTGGTTTTTCCAAATACTGCTCTAACTTTTTCAGAAGCTTCTATCTTCCATTGATTTTTATTAGTCGTTATTTTGATGTCAAAATCAGCAGCATCGGATATTTCAGGAATCTTGTATACACTATCGTCCCAGGTAACACTTATCGATTCATGTACGTCTAATTTAGCCGTAAATACATATTCTCCCAGCTTGATATCAAACGCTACCTTATAATCTCTCAGAGGTTCACGACCTGTCATTATAGGTCGAACTAATGATTCGGGCACTTCGATAAAATCTAACGTTGATTCTTTTTTAAAATTTCCGATAGATGCTATTTCCTCGGTTTCTTTCACGAAATATACATAAGAAACAGTCATAGCCCCAGCCTTTTTTCTAACTTGGTTAGGATAAAATCTTCGAGGAAATCTTTTTCTACATAATGGAAGATACCACTCTGCTTGAAATTTCCAATTTTTAAATTACAATCATCATCAAAATAAGTTCCTACAGCCGATGTCCATTCTAAGGGAGGTTTCTTCCAATTCTGTATCATCGGTTTCATGTGAGTGAATTTTACGCAATCAAATTCGGTACCAGTAAATTCGTTTTTTTCAGATAGTATTTTTGCTACTATAGAATTCGTTACGTCCATGCTAGGACGATCAGGATAAAATTCTGGAACAAATTTTCCGTAAAATAATTCCCAGTTATTAGTGACGAGCTCGACCCATTGATAGAATTCTTTGGCCTGATCTGATTTATGGAAATAATGCAGCGCAGAATACAGATTAGGTAGATTGTTTGCTATAAAAGCCTTTCTATAGTAAGCGTCAACAACGTTGTTATTCCTGTAGTCAACGACTTTGCTGGTAAAGTAAATTTCGTAATTTTCGAAGACTTTCCAACAAGCAGAAAGATCATCTAGGACTAGCATATCAACGTCTAAAGATATGTTTTGCTCATAGGGAGAGGCATGATAAATCTTCCATCTATTTTCAACTGAGTATCTAGTTTTTTGATCAGTCTTCCATGGTATAGGAATCACGTGATCAAATAATTGCTGATATTTTTCAGGCACTGTATCGTCAGTTATAATTGAGATATTAGCAGTTTCTTTAGGTTGACTGTTCTTTATACTCATAGCTAGAGCACAGGCCATCCGTACATAATCAACGTCAGAATTTTCGGCCATCAATATAAATCCCTTAGACATCTTCTAAGGTCCTTAGTATGCTAAATTTGTTCATAACATGCACATTTAAGTCTTTGGTTTTAATCAAAGTGTATTCGCCTAAATATCGTTCTTTTTCTACTAAAAATAAAAATTCGCTGTCTTTATTTTCTATGAGTAGATCACTGCCAGTAACATAAATCATCTTTCCGGGCAGACTTCTTTGCCATTCGTTGTTTTGATAACCATTCATAATATGTATGGCCATGCTGAAGGCATGATCGTTTCTATAGACCGCAGACGAGAATTGATATATTAATTTATAGTAATTCCATTGCTCTCTTATATGATCAACTAGATCAAAAAATATTTTTGTTTCGCTGGTCTTTCGAAAAAAGAACACCGTGGCCCAGTAAAAATCAATGGTATAATCGCTGATCTTTCTAAAACTTTCATCATCTCGAAATCCGGCTAGATCGATCGAATCTTTCCAAATTAAAAAATCAAAACTCTGTTCCCAACAATTTTTTAAGCTATCGTTGGCTATCAAGAAGTCAGCATCGATGACCAACGTTTCGTCGAAGGGAGAAATCTCAAAAGTTTTAGTCCTTATGCGGTTCTTAAATTCTGATTTTCTATAACTCAACGATCCATCATTGAATCTGCGATAATTCATTTTATCGGACATCAAGTTATCGTATTTTTTTCCTTGAGAAAGATCTACTACGATGTCAAAGTCATCGTCTTTGGCAACTTGCTTGACCCATTCTATGTTATCTGTGGCCAGAGCCACAGGTTTGCCTAAAAATAATCTAGCTCTTCTTGCTGCTTCTTTGGCTAGCTTGACATAATCGATGTCATAGTTATTTAAGGCGTAGATTAGCACACCCTGTGTCATAAGATTATTTTTTCGACAGACCTAGATGATTTTATTTTTTGATACTCTGAAAAATAGGCGTTGGATGCTGAAAAATAGATAGCTAAGATTTTTTCAAAAAACTCTTCCATATCAGCGATTTCTATAGGTAAATCGTTGTCGTCGATCAGTATCACATCTTCGTCGTTGCCTGAGTCAATCAGAGTTTTACAAAAATTTATCAGTTCTTTGGTAACAAAAAAACTCCCCCCATTATGGTAATGTACGCAATCACTTAAAAATTTTTCTTTAAGAGCTCGTTTTTGATTGTTGAGAGTCACCATAAAATTAGAGAAGTCTAAAGCTTTTTCTAATCTTTCATCCATAAAAAATCTCCTATCAGTTTTATATAGCTGATAGGAGAGTTTTTGTGTTCAGTCGTGACTTATGATATCGTTGCTTCGTTGGTGTAGTTTGATGGACCATATGTAAGGACGTTGAATCCTGTTGGGCGCCGCTGGCTGATTTCGCTGATCAATCTGCCAGTAACTGGCTCGTCTGGATTGATCTTAACATAGTTGACCCCCTCGGGACTAACAGCAGGTGTGACTATTTCGCTGTGAAGATCTAAAAATCGGATATCCAACGTAACCACATTAGCGGTTTCTGCTTGATAACCAACCGAATTAGGGTCATTGTTGGTAGAATTAACTCGAGCATAAATTTCATAAGCATTAGTTTGATACTCGGGATCGGAAGATTTCCTATAGATCAGTACTGGAGACGAAGTTAATTGATAGAATCCGATTGAAGCTTGACTTCCGCCACCGGTTCCATCGTTTTTTGTGTAATTATATCCTAGCCTCACTGTACCTACATAAACATTGAGCAGAGTCTCCCAACTTTGATATTTGGCGTCACCATTGCCTCCGTCGATGCTAGGAGTGATACGTAATTCTCCACCTGCGTTAAAAAAATATCTAGCCTCTTTGGGATTTCTAAAAGTTATACGGACTACGTGATTTAACTGCGAACTCCACTGCTCAGTTCTCACAGATCTAATACCTCCTACGGTGCCCGGACCGTTAGGAGAATCGAGGTTGGTCTCGATGGTATATTCTATTATACCGGAAGGATCGCCGCCGATATAAAAACGATCGTTAGTGGCATTAACCATTGCGGTTTCAGCGTTTCCGAAATGTTGTTCGGCTACAAAATCCCTATCAGTGATTTCCCCTGTTCCCACGACCTGTTTCAGATATTCAGGATGGGTGGATATTAAATTGCTCCTATTTTCTCCTAGTTGGTGCTGTCTTATACGCAGAATGTCTGCTCTAAGATTGTTCATATCTTGAGCAGTTATCAACTCCTGCTGCAGGACACGGCTGCTGGCGAGATTAGTTTGTCCGTAGCCAAAATCTCCGGAACCTTCGCCTAGTATCTTAGATACTTTGTCTTGTATTTGATTGAATCTAAAGTGATCGATATATTGAGACATATTGTTTTATCCATTTACCAGGTATTTATATCAAAGTCCTTGCTGCTCGATATAGGCCACGGGGCCGGTTACTCTGACATATGAACTGCTGGCATTATATGGTCGTAACTGTCTAATTTCGCTGATAAGCAATCCTAGTACCGGTGTATCTGGATCTGATGCTACATAGGGAATTGCTCGCTCATCTACTATAGTTTGGGTCATATCCCCCACTGCATCATCAAACTGCACTCTAATATTGAGACGATTTCTAGCTGCGTTTGTACTGGCTTGGATAGAGTACGTATTTCCTGTGTATTCTGAAAAATCCATTGGTACTATCAGTATCTCCTGATAACCAGTGGTTAGATTATACCAACCTATATTTTGCTCTCTCTTCTTAGATCCTACCGTTGGGAAACTTTCTGTTTTGTTATAAGAAAATCTAACCGAGGTTACCCAAGTGTTTAACAATTCTTTCCATTTATTAGTTTTAAAATCTGTGCCGGAATAATCTAGTCTAGGTGCTATTTCTATTTTTCCCCCAGCATTAAAAAAATATTCAGCTTCTCTCTGACTGTTAAAGTCTATTCTTACTTCGCTGACCAAGATTCCGGTCCAAGAAGAATTCCTTGTGTCTAAGTTGCCGCCTTTGCTCGAACCACCTTGTGGAGAATCTGCATAGGTTTCTAACACTAGACTATTCGATGCCACGGAAAATTTGTTGACAACTGCTCGATCAGCCGACGTGTTATATTTCGTCCAATCGCCGTCACGGATTTCTGTATCGTTGGTAAAAACTCCAAGATACTCATCTGAGTTTATCTGTCCGGTAGCACCATAGTCAGTGCCTGTTTGATGTCGGCGAGCCTTGACTAAATCGGATCTAAGAGCATTGATATCGTCGAGAGTCACATCTGCGAATCGATCTACTTCGTAGCTGGCTAGGCTCTGACCGTAACCAAACTGGGCGTCAAGACTGCCTGTATTGGGATTAGTTCCCCCTGCACCTAACACCTGAGCTACTTTGTTTCGGACCTGATTAAATCTTTCAGCTGTTATCTTATCACCTACCGCCATAAAATCATCCTTTATATGAGGATATTTATGTCAGAGAATGACTGCTTCGACTAATTTTACACCTTCATCACTGCTGTTTTCAAGTGCGATAGCAAACACATCACTGATATTTCTATCGTCTACACATGCTAGTCCTGTGTCGGTGGACACCAATCGCTGACCTTTTATTACTGATCCTATGACCTTCACCGGAACTCGACCCTTCAGTGCTACATACACGCCGCCCTCGAGATCCGTGTTCATCATAAAAGCTGGATTAGCAGATATTACACCAATGGCTCTATGTCCCGAACCTGCTGCTGTAATTTCTTTTTCTCCGCCAACTGCTACAACCGTTCCCACATCGTATTCAGCGTCCGGCAGATATTTTTCAGCGAGGTCAGCATAACGAGCTCTTAGAGCATCGCCATTAAACAGTGTGGCAGTAATGGCCCTGTTAGCATCTCTAACTGCCACCGTCCAGGCTGTGTCTGTTGTTGCTGCTGCGACGAGATTATTCTGTGCGTCAGGTGCACCAGCTAGATATAGTGCCGATGAAGATGTGGCTCTACCATTAAACGTTGTAGCATAAACATTATTGAACTTTAGATCATTGCTGCCTAAGTTGTAAGCTCCGCCCGATCCCGGAAGTAGAGTTTTACCCTTAAACTGGAAACTCGCTGTGGTGCTTCCTTCGTTTAATTTAAACGTGATATTGTCAGTTAAAAGATTTTGTAGTACAGGATTTGTTCCATTTTCGATGTAAACATGTAGATCTTGCCCGGTACCTACTTTAAAGCCTATGTCGCTGAACAGCACAGATTGGGTGCTTTCAGCGAAACTTACATTAGATTCTGATATGATCGAATCTGCATTTACCACGGTGCCATCGGTTCTCACTAATCCTTTGCTTAAGGCAGCAGTTCCCCAATAAACATGGCTAGTAGATGATTTACCGTTAGAATCTGTATAGGGAAGATTTAGCCCTTTTCGGATAGTCTTCGAAGTAGCTGAATTAAATCCAGCGATGTCGCTGGTTGAGTCTGTTGGATCTATATAAATTACAAAGTCATCTTTAGAAACGATGTATACTACTTCATCGTTGATCGTGGCTACGATGATCGAATATAATATAGGTTGTACCAGCGCTTGATTAACACCTACCGGCCAGCCCCGGATAGTTCTCGATCTCATCTGGGTAACACCTGTGCCCGCGGACTGCGGTCCGATCACTGCCCATCCGTTAGTCTGTCGAACTTTTAGCTGACTGGCCACCGTATCGAACCAAAGATCGCCGGTCACAGGATTAGTAGGTTCAGCGCCGTATTCTACACCGCCTGCAGATTTCCATATTTTTACACCCGCGATCTGATCTCCGGTATGGAATTTTAATTTTTTAGTAGAAGTATCATACCAGATCTGACCGCTTATGGCATTAACCGGACTCTGAGAACCAGCGAAATTTTCTAGCAGATGTATGAAATTTTCATTCTGGATTTCTCCGTACCCTGCATAGTTTTTACCGATTAATTTAACATCTAAAGACTGGGTAACAGTACCGTCTTCGACTGTTACTATCGGTGTTCCGTCCCATCTATTGATCACATAAGGCATTTTTGCTGGCTCCTGGTGTTTCTATTATTTATCGCTGCCACAGTTTAAACCGTGGTCGTGTAAGGCTGGGTTATATCGCTGTCAAACCCCCATTTTCCTATCTGAGGATTCGTTCCGCCGCCCATGATAAACAGTTTTTCTCTCCTAGTCACTGTTACTGAAGGAGTCGGTGCGGGGAAGGGATTTATAGTAACATCGCTTAGAACTCCTACTAGGCTAGTTCCGTCCTGCGAAATTACCTGTTCGTAGGTGTAATTATAAGCCGTGGGAGGCAAAGCGAATCCCTGATTAGTTATGCTAAGTTTTGTAGTATGCAATATTAATCTGCATCCAGCTGCTGCCGTTCCGTTCGGAGTTGCGCTAGGGTTAGTTAGATCGTAATATGGTGCTACAACGTCTAAAATCGCTGATATAGCAGCATTATCATCATCTCCTGTAAACAAGGTGTATCCTGTTATATCTAGAGAAAAAGACATAGGTCTCGTATAAGTTTTAGTATCTACATATAGTTTGTTGGTAGCGTCTGCATAGTCTGTAGGAGCCTCAATGCCCTTTATCTGTCCTCCGTCGATAAAAGACAGATTTCCTAATCCAGGCATGTTTATTTCTAGGTTGGTATTAGGCGGGGTAGAAATCCTATTAGTAGTTAATGCTAACTGTCCTGCATTTAAATTTGTGAGATTTCCAACCCTTACAAGCCCCGGAGCAGATGTAACATTCGTACCTAAAGCATATTCATTAGGATAGGTATTTTGATCTGGATCTGCTTCTAGAACTACGATGTCATTGATCTTAAATTTTTTACCTTGCGATAGATTTAAGTTTTCAGATACATCCCAAGATGATGTAGTGTTATCATATAAAATCGTTTTATTCGTAGTGGCCCTAAGGATTATTCCTCCGCCGTCGGCGGTTAAATCGGTCATCGCTGCAGGATTGTTGGAATTATTTAATTCGATATTTTTATCTTCTGTGGCTAAAACCGTGGTGTTTAGTGTTACTGATTCTCCGCCTACGATTAAATCACCACTGACATGCAGGGTTCCGTTGATATCTACGTCATAAGCTGGATTATCGTTCCATAAACCAATTTGGCGTCTAGCACCGTGGAGAGTTATAGCAGAATAGTTAACATCGTTTTGTTTAATGTTTATAAAGATATTTCTGTTCGATATGACATTCTGTATCACACCGTCATTTTCTGTGACATTTATTCTAATCTGTCCACTGCTTCCCAAAGAAAGAGGTTGATTATTGAGAATCGAAATCGGTTGTGTGAATATATTTTCTAGATTTTTATAAGCTACTTCTTCTGACGATTTTACTATGCCACTATTAAGCACCAATGATCTCGATCTCGTAGCAGTCACGTCAAAGGCAAAGTCAACATCTCCAGCTACGTTAAAACCGCGTATGATTGGTTTGTCGGCAGCACCGTATCCTGGTAGCTGAATCAGCGGCGTAAAATTCGATGCGCTAAAAATGCCTAATAATATATCACTGACATATAATGCTGCAACATGCCTACTTTGTCCGTTGGCACGATCTATCAGTGTTTCTGTTTTAAAACCGGTTGTTCCCTGCACAGAGGAATATCCGGGTCCTACTAGAACTAGATCAGTACCATCGTAAAAATAGATCTGATTGCTTTCGTTATTAATCCAGAGATCCCCTTGTACCAGATTAATCCCGTCTATCGAGGGACTAACTATGGGGCCGCCAGCGACTCTATAATTTATACCGTCGTAGATTTTTAAACGACCGGTCGAAGTGTCATACCATAATTGACCTCTCAGAGAACGCTGTGGCTGAGAACCCGAAGCAAAATTTTCTAGAAGTTTTACAAAATTTTCGTTGATCCCTTCACCGAAGCTGGTAACATTTTTTCCAAACAGAGTCAGTGTCGTTGTTTGATCGAATTTACCGTCAGGTATCTGTGTTATTTCGGTACCGTCTGTTTTGTTGATTCTGTATACCATGATTACTGATCCGTCCCTGCGTAGATTATATAATTTAAAGCCAAGTAAGGATTCATCACATCCATGGCTGTTTGAACATGTGGTAAACCTGTATCGTCGGCAGCAATACCTCCGCTGTTATTGAGATATTTTCCAAAATTGGCTACTCCGGATGATCCCGTACCTGAAATAGCATCAATCTCGGCAGGGCTTCCAGATTCGGGAAGGTATGCATAATATTGATTGCCTTTTGCACCATTAGACAACGTCCCTTTGAGATCGTGTTTATGATCAGGTAGCTCAGATTTTTTAACAAATATTTTTTCTAGACCGGCAGCACCACCTAACAGTCTAGATTGGTCATTAGAATTTCTATTAGCAGTCGCACCTATGGTAGTAATCGTTTGGGTATCATCGGCACTGTTTTTTGGATTGACTGTGTTGTTTCCGTTCATATTATCGAGACCTAAAGCGAATCTTCCCCTTAGATCCGGTAGTTTAAATGAATTCCTACCTTGTAATAATGTTATATCGCCGTAGGTATAACGTATCACTCCGAATAACAGTTGGTATTCGCTCTGTCTCACTTCGCTGCCATCGCAGAGTAGCCAGCCTCGAGGTGCCGAAGCTCCGGCATAAGGCATGATCGCACCAACAGGAACTTTGGGTATAGAAGCAAACAAATCTGTTTTAGTTATCTTCCTCAAAGTCGCAGGGCTACCCCTGCTTAAAATAAATTCGTCGTTGCCAGCCACTGACGTCGCTAGTAATTTGGTTGTAATGAAGTTTGAGTTTAGGGTAGTCCTAAAAGATTTCTCTAAAGAGGATTCTCCAGGTGCAGTATAGGCACCGTCAAATAAAAATCCGTCCTCGTCGACTATGTCCCCTGATATCTTAAATTTAGTTCTGCTAGTCAGTTTAGGTGACGAACCCTCTAGCATGGTTCCTTCGAAGGTTCCGCGGAATATGCCATAAAAATCTCCGTCGAATCTTTCTGCATATACCTGTCGGTATTTAAGATTCTGGCTGCCTATAGTTCCGGCTACGGTTTCAGCAGATCCTGTTGGTATCGACGGCAATATACTGTTGGTTTTCAATGCATTGATGTCAGCTGTTCCGCCTACATTTAAATTCTTAGCCACGCCTGCACCGCCGGATACTGTCAACGCTCCGTTGGTAGTTCCGGTCGATTCCGAAGAATCAACGATCCTGACTTGACCAGTGAAAGATCCCGTACCAACAACGTCCAGTGTTTCTTGCGGTACTAGATTGTTGATGCCCACACGTTGATTGCTGTCTACCCGAACCACAGGTATCAGTGCACCGTTATTATTGACACGGATATCTAATCCCGCATTGGGTGTATTTTGCGTGATCACTGCTAGATTACCATCTGAAGTCAACTTCAACTGGCTTTCTGGCCCAACTGTCAGCCCTTTTTCCGATCTTATGATTATTTCACTGCCTGTGACTGATGCAGTATCTCCTCTGAGGAAATTTTCTGCGGGGACTCTAAGACCAGCGATCGTAAATGCCGCGGCTGAGTCAGCTACGCCCTTTAGTGTGTTATAATTAGCGTTTAAAGTTAGCCCCTTGCCTATAGTGCCAAATCCTTCTAACAGCGGATTAGGAACGAATTCTGCTTGGCTTACTACTGCTAGTCGTACTCCCTCGGCGTAAAGGCTGACCACGTTCTGTGACTCGCCGTTGCCATCATTGATCACTTCTCTAAGTACTCCGGTCCTATTAGTGGCCGGAGTCTCTGGACCGATCAGTATCCAACCGCTGCCTGTGTAAAAATATAACTCGCCGGTGGCAGTATTGCTGAAAAGATCACCGGCGATACTGTTGGCTGTATCTGGATAATCTGTGCCTTTTTTTAGGCCGCCAGCAGCTACCCAATTAGTTCCGTTGTAAAGTTCTAGTTGATTGATTCCAACATTGGTGTTGTAATATAATTGTCCTGCTACTGGATTATCTGGCGTGGATTTTGCTGCGAAATTTTCTAGGAGATGTAGGAAATTTTCAGCTATAGTTTGCCCATAACCGGTGAGATTCCTGCCTGGAAAATCTAGAGACGTGGATTGGTTAATAGTATTGTCTTCTACTTGTAAAGGACTATTAACAGTCTGATCAGTGAATCTAACTTGATAAGCCACGATCAGACCTCACTGACGCCGGTAAGGCTTTGGACTCGGATAGTATAATCTATCTGTATTAATCTATTCAGAGATTTTTGCACGGGATGGAATATGACATGTGTCAGCAATCGTCCTGCACCTGTCGCAGAATATGATCTCAATCCTAGTTCATCAAATATAAATCTGCTGTCATAATTGGTAGCATTATCAAAAGCGTCTTGTCCTTCTGGTTCGCCGTAGTCTAACAAACATCTAATCACTATGTCAGTGTAGTTTTCACCAGTGACATGCCGTGTTTCGATGCGATTTCTCAGGGGATCTAAGTTGCTTCTAGATCTGTCGTTGACTACTTTGCTGAATGTTTG